ATCTAATTCAGATTCCCTTCTTAAGGTCCCATAAGTAAAACTGGCACGATTCTTGCAATATATATAATATATATATATTAATAATATTAACCTATATATATATTTATTATAATAAGGGGACTACTTACTTGTGGATAACTTTCTGTTTTAGTATTAATATCAAGTATTTAAGGTGTAATTATCCTGTGGATAACCCTGTGGATAACTTGTGTATAACCTGTGGATGATATTTCTCCATTACTAAGGCCACTCTTGTAATCGATTAACTGATTACATAAAACCGCTGTCGTTCACTAAACCGTGCTTTAGAAGAGGGGCAATGTGTAACCGGTTACATGGTTACAATCCCTATATATAATAGCATTGGGGAAGCCTGATTTTAGTCAAAAACAGGTAAATGCGATAAAAAAACCATGAAATTGCCATAATTAATTCACCTGTGGAGGTATTTGTGTGGTATACTCTCTGTATGAGTGAGATAAAAAAGGCAGATTCCTTCTTAAAAACGGTTAGAAACCTTGAATACGAAGTTATCGCAGACAAGGGCAGCAAGCCACTTGATTACTACAGGAACAGATGCCTAAACTGGATTGAAAAAATCCAAGGCCTGTCCTTGACAGCAGCAGACAAAGAATGGTATCTTGCCCAAGCGTTCAGTGTGTACCACAAATTACAGGATAGAACTGATCCACCGGGAACCCAAGATACTCAAAATAGGGAGATACCAGCAAGCAATTTAAGAGAGCAGGATAAAACATTGAAGTCTAGCAGAGGCTATGCTAAGATGAACTGGTCAGGTATCGGATGGTCAAAAACAACCACTTCTGATAACCTTAGAGGTTGGTACGGGGGTTATAAGATAGGAAAGAATTACGTTAGAGGAAAAGACCTAAGTAAATCAGATTATTGGGCAGTAAAAAAGGAAAAGAAATGAGTTTTATTGACAAACCAGATGCACCGAATATTCGTAAGGGCGATTTAGTTCATACTAAACTAGGGCCGCCCCAAGGTATGTGGGTAACCGTTGAAGATTACGAGCCATACTACAACCATGTTTCTTTTGAATGGGAACATCATTACTACTGTTACGATGATGATGTGAATGATCTCTGGCTTGACTTAACGGAGATTGATGAAGTTTGTACAGACTATAGAGGATTGTAATGGAAAACATTAGCATCGAAATACTTTCTGAGTATTTGATTGCGGAACAGTCTAATTGTATAAAATCCGCTAACTTTTTTACGAAGGAAGTTCTAGACCATTATTTAGTAGGTGACCACGTAACAGGCATAAAAATGCCATTCGGGGATCACCAAAAATTTAGGCTCAGGAATGGTGAATGCACAATACTAGCCGGTATTAACTCTGCTGGTAAGTCCTTGTTTTCTGGTCAAATAATGCTTAACGCTATGGAACAGGGATACAAATGTCTATCTGTCTCTTTAGAGATGTCCCCACGTTCTCAGATCGCGCGTATGTGGCGACAGGCTTCACTGAAAGTCCAGCCAGAAATTGACTTTGGATTAGGGTTTAACTCTTGGGCTAAAGATAAACTATACTTCTATGACAAACAGGGAACAGTAGACCTCCCCACCTTGATGGCTGTGATTAGATACGCAATAGACCATTACGGCGTGTCGTTCATTCTGGTAGACTCCCTGATGACAATAGGAGGGATCGCTAACGATGATTACACAGCCCAAAAGAAAGTGGTCTGCGAGATCGCCGACGCTTGCCGTGATCTAGATTGCCACATTATGCTGGTAGCCCATGCCCGTAAATCCATGAGCATTAGAGAAAAGATAGACAGGTTCTCTATCCGTGGGGCAGGAGAGTTAGCAGACAGGGTTGACAATGTGATACTAATGGGTAGATACTACAACGAAGGTGAAGACGAGCCTGATGCTTGGGTGCAAATATCTAAGGCTAGGCATTGGGACATGGCAGAATGCGAATTCCAAATTGATCTATGTCCAGAGTCTCTTAATCTGATGCCGCAAGGACAGATACCAAGAAAACTAAACATGGACGATTGGATGTACGAACAAGAAGATGAAGAGGAAGAATAATGAGCGCAAACATTGACGGGTACAATACCCCTAGAAGTTCCACTCTAAAATCTGCTCTTGAGAAAAAGGTAGAAAAACTAGAGGCTAATCAAAAACTTTTGTGTAAAGAAATCATTCCCTTGTTAAAAGAGTCAATTAAATCTAGAGAAAAGATAATGGAACTTGTAACAAGGATAGAATGCACTATTATCGCTAACAATGCTATAATAAATTCGTATGGAAAAAAAGAAAGGGTTTTTGCTTCAACCTTTGCTGACCGCTTAAAACAAGCCAGAGAGAAAAAAGGAATGTCCCAATCTGATTTAGCGCGTTCTTCAGGCCTTACTCGTTCTGTCATCAGTAAATGGGAGAATACAGACTTTGGCTATCCTAGCGGGCCAGCCTTGCGAAAAGCAGCCAATGCTCTTGACATTTCTGTTGACGACCTTTTGGGATCAACCAATGAGTAACTGGAAAAACTTTGAGCGCAGGGTAGCCGCTATCTTTGGCGGCAAAAGAATCCCTGTCAACGGCAGGGCGGAACTAGACATAGATCACGATGTGTATGGTATTGAGTGCAAGTACCGAAAGAATTTACCAGAATGGCTATTTGGGAATGCCGTGAAACAGGCTTTACAAGGGTCTAGGAAACGTGGTATACTACCCATAGTAGTGATAGGTAAGTACAACAGTCCAGATATATTTGTATTGACTAGGATTGATGATTTTTTAACTGCAACAAAAAAGGAAGATTAAATGTTGAAACTCAAAAGGAACGTGCAACAGAGCGTTATCATTCATCCCAACGATGACCCGGATAACTGCATTACGGTAACTGTCTTTGACACTGCGCCGGGTTCAGTTGGGTTAGGGTTTGAAGGTGACGGATTCCGTGTGGTTCGTTCAGAAATATGGGGCAGAGACTTGGAGGATACCTCTAAGCCTTTGGATATGGTTTCTTACGCAAACAAGGTTTTAAAGGGGGTGATTGGTGGATAGCATTGAGATTGCTTTAAAAAGACCTTTTGAAGAACATGAGGTTCAATGGCGTGAGGGCTACGGTAAAAACAGTAAGGCGCTTGCCTATATTACTGCGCGTACCGCTCAAAACAGATTAGATAAAACCTTTACACCTGCCGGTTGGCAAGTCTCCTACGATTATCTGGGAGATAGAATGATTTGCACTGTCTCCTGCCTAATAAAAGGCAACTGGATCAGCAAGTCTGATGGCGCTGGAGATACTGGTATAGAAGGAGAAAAAGGCGGCATCTCAGATTCATTCAAGAGGGCCTGTGTCGCTTGGGGAATCGCTCGTTATCTCTATTACCCCAGCGCTTTTGATGTTAATCGTGTGCCAGCAAAATGGGCCACACCAGAGGGGTATGATGAGATCATGCAAAAACGTCTTAACGAAACAATAGGGGAGTGGAAAAATGAGTACGAAAGCGCGTCTTAAGAACAAGAAAGAAAAGCAGTATGATGAGTTGCAGTTAGACCAAGCAAGACGAGCATTGGCTGAACAGGCTGTAAAGTTTGCCCAAGAGTTTGCGGAATGTGATGGGGATGTGTTCTACTCTACCTATCAGGACTTTTCTAACAAGGCTTGGCATTACGAAAGAGAAAAAGATAATGCCAAAATGACTAAAGTCGGGCCTAGTTGGGACTTTGAAAACAATGTCTGCGGAGCGTATAGATACAATGAAGTTTAGAACAGAACTAGGTCAGACAATATTTAAGCAGAAGTACGCTAGTAACCCATACGAGACTTGGGAGGACAAGGCGCATAATGTAGTTAATAACGTATGCGGAACGTATGAGGGGAAAAAGAATAACCTAATGTCCAAGTCTGACCAAGATCAACTGGTTCAGTACATATCTGACTTTAAGTTTATGCCCGGTGGACGCTACCTGTGGTACGCTGGTAGGGAGGCTAGGTTCTACAACAACTGTTACTTGCTACGCCTTGAGGAAGACTCAAGAGAGGAGTGGGCTGGGGTAACAAAAAGGGCAATGTCCTGTCTTATGACAGGCGGGGGTATTGGGGTAGATGTATCTATAGCGAGGCCGTCTGGAAGACAACTGCGACGAACAGGGGGCGTTGCGTCCGGGCCTATTCCGCTGCTCTACACTTTAAATGAGGTGGGCAGGAACGTAATGCAGGGTGGGTCAAGGCGATCCGCCCTGTACGGTTCAATGAACTGGCAGCATGAAGATGCTTCTAATCTTCTTGAAGCCAAGAATTGGCATAACATTAAGGCTGGTGATACCACGCTGGCAGAACTAAAAAAGGCAGACTTTAATTTCCCCGCGCCTTTAGACATGATGAATGTCAGTCTAAACTATGACGATGCTTGGCTCAACACTCCAGCGCGAGGCTCTGACCCCATCTTTGTCAAGAATGTACGTCAGGCAATGATGACAGGTGAGCCGGGATTTAGTTTCAACTTTGGGGATAAGCAGAATGAAACGCTACGCAATGCGTGTACAGAAATTACGAGTGAGGATGATTCAGATTGTTGTAATTTGGGAAGTGTTAATCTTGCAAATATTGATAGTATTGAAGAGTTTCGTGAAGTCGTTGGGCTTGCGAGTAAGTTCCTTGTGTGCGGTCTTATCAGGGCGCAACTACCTTACGAAAAGGTGGAAGAAGTAAGGCAGAAGAACAGTCGTATAGGACTTGGACTTATGGGTATGCATGAGTGGTTACTTAAGCGTGGCTATAAGTACGAGATGGTAGACGAACTTAAACAGTGGATGAAAGTTTATGAACGAGAAAGCAAACGATCCTCTGACGCACATTGTGACAGACTTTTTCTCCAATGTCCTAAAGGATACAGAGCAATCGCTCCGACAGGGACGATTAGCATTCTCGCGGGAACAACCTCTGGAGTGGAGCCGATCTACGCCGTGGCATACCGCAGACGCTACCTTGCGGATGGAACAAGGTGGAAACATCAGTTTGTCGTTGACGGTACGGCCCAAGAACTCATCGACTCAGGAATAAAACCGGATAAGATTGAGTCTGCCGTAGACCTAGCCTTTGATCCTGAACGTAGGGTGAAGTTTCAGTATGAACTACAGAAGTATGTAGACCATGCGATTAGTTCCACGTTAAACCTCCCTGCATGGGGAACAGAATCAAACAACGAGGATACTGTGGTGGACTTCCAGAAGATCATCGCCAACTACGCGCCCGGATTGAGGGGCCTTACAGTGTATCCTGATGGCGCTAGGGGTGGGCAGCCTATAACCTCAGTGCCTTATGAGGAGGCTCACAGTAAGCGTGGCGTGGTATACGAGGATAACTCTGAGGAGCAATGTCTATCGGGAGTGTGTGGAATATGAGTGACACAAATCAAGTTGTGGTGTTAGGGTTTCTGTTCTTGATAATGTTATTTCTTTGAGGGGGATACACATCTTTATAGAAAAGAAAAAAAGGTGGGAATGCAGGAAATACCTGAATTGGGTTTCCACGCTACCTTGCTCGTCATGCGGCATAGATGACGACACCATTGTGGCCCACCACCTTAAACACCGTTGGGCTCCATGGGGAGGCGGAGGGACAGGCCTGAAGGCTAATGATCATCTGGTAATGCCTTTGTGTTTTACTTGTCATGACAAAGCACATAGCGGTGACGCGGATGTGCTAGACTGGCAACCACAATTCATCTTTAAGACGCTTGACAAGGCCTTTAGGGATGGTGTACTATTGTTCAAGGAGGCGTAACATGATTTCAACAGAAGACGCAGAAGGAGCCTTAGAGTTTATGTACGACAACTGCTCTAGGCTTGCGGAGGCAAAGGCTCAGAAAGAGCAATTAAAAGAGTTTAAAAAGATAGAGTCTTCAAGGCTTTTCTTAGAGGCTCCTAAAGGCTCTGTAGCAGACAGGCAAGCGTGGGCATTCTCCCATGAAACATACAAAAAGTTAGTTGACGGAGAGAAAGAGGCCCTTAGAAAAGAGCATGAACTTACCATGAGGTTTAAAGCAGCGGAGGCTACGATAGAGGTATGGAGAACAATGCAAGCAAACGCGAGAACAGAAGCGCGGGTGTTATAATGAATCCACTAGACGTAATGGATGAAGAAGATGCTTCTCAGTACGAGAACTTCTACCAAGACCAACTGCTACAAGAGCAGATTCAACAAGAAAAGAGGACAAAACTTATGTGGGACGGTACTCCTAAAGATAACGAGATAAGGTTATTCACCAACAAGTACAAAGAGGACGGGGACAGAAAACCCGACCTTACAGGCACAGGCTTAATACGGGGGGTAAAGACAAAAGCCGCCGCTTGGATTAACAAAGACAAGAACGGTAACGAATACTTTAACATTAAGTATTCTGACCCCGACCCAAAGTACGACAACTCCAGTCCTAGCGACAGGCCCGCTGTACAGTACGCAAAAGATGACGTACCCTTTTGACCACTAGCCATACCATCGACTTCGCTAACGGGGAGTCTTGTACTTTAGAGTTTGATGGTTCAAACCATGAGTACAGGCTCTCTGATAGCGGGGAGGTAATACCTTCCGCCACTCAGGTGTTAGGTATAATAGCCAAACCCGGCCTAGTGTATTGGGCGGCCTTAGAGGGCGCTAAACACTTTAAAGCGTCTGTTGCAGAGGTTAACGTCTTTAAGGAAGAGTCTGCATACAACCCTGTGTACACTTTTGGTGACCGTAGTGTAGAGGATGTTGCTAAAGGTATATCAAGCGCTCACTCTAAAGTTGCTAATGACGCTGCTGGAATAGGCTCTGTAGTACACAACTACATAGAAAGGTGTATCAAGTTTAAACTTAACGGAAAGGTAAAGGCTCCGTTAATGCCTTCTGATGAACAAGCGCAGAAGTCTATTAATGCTTTTCTTGACTGGCATAAATCTAACAATGTTAATTGGATTTCTTCTGAGGAAAAAGTTATGCACCCTCAGTTAAAATATGCCGGGACTGTAGACGCTGTGGCAGAGGTTAACGATGAGTTCTGTGTGATAGACTTTAAGACTTCTAGCAAGGTCTACCCAGAACATCATATGCAATGCGCCGCATACGCAAAAGCGGTTGAACTGATCTATGATCGCGTGGTGGACTGTACATATGTCTTAAGGTTTGACAAGAAGACAGGCAAACATCATGTACATAGGTCAGAAAGAATAGGGGAAGATTTTATGGCGTTTCGCGCTGCAATGGTTTTAGATCAAAGATTAAAGGGGAGTGCCCGTGGAAAAAGAAACCGCAAAAACAATGACTGAAATGCTGTGCTTCCATGTTGACGCTGCTTTAGTCTTATCAGAGCATCTAAGTGACGACACTCAGTTCCTTTCGCTTGTACGAAAAGTGTTGGAGGGTAGGTCTTCTGAATCACTGTCTGTGGAGGAGCAGGCTCTTTGGGAAACTGTGAAGGACTTGTTTGACAGGCCTAGCCAGTTAAACTAAGTGTTAAATTGGGGGAAGGGTTCAGCATTTATGTTTGGCAGAATAGAGGGCGACGACAATTACAGGGTAGAAAGAAACCGAACTGCTGACGGAAAGAAGTGGAAGTTTATGGTGTCCGATAATGTAACCTACAGGTATGTGGATGATAGGGAATTCCACAACAAAGAAGATATGGAAAAGGCTGCATTAGAATGGGTAAGAAATCACAAGCAAGGTAAAAATAAATCATGAATCTTTTAATAATCGGTGATCCACACGCTCACCCTGATTACGACAACGACAGGTTTACCGCTCTTGGCGAGTACATAGTTAAAGAGCGGCCAGAGCATATCATATGTCTTGGCGACATGGCTGATATGCCGTCCTTATCTTCTTACGACAGGGGTACTAGGGGGTTTGAAGGGAGAAGGTATAAAAATGATGTAGAGGCCGTTATAGATGCCCAAGAAAAATTCTTTGCACCTATTAAAAAGTATAACGATAACAGGAAGAAAAATAAAACAAAGCAGTACAAGCCAAAACTATATATGACGCTAGGTAATCATGAAGATAGAATCAGTAGGGCAACTAACTCTTCTCCTGAACTGGACGGCGCTATTTCAATAAACGATCTACAGTACAAAAAGTTTGGATGGAAATGCACCCCGTTTAAAAGAAGCGTTACAATAAAGAATATAACTTTTAGCCATTACTTTACTACTGGTGTGTCAGGCAGGCCTATCAGTTCAGTCCATGTGGGCCACGCTTTAGTGTCTAAGTT